GATGTCGAAGCCGGCGCAACAGACCCAGTCCTCTTACCATTCGGATATTATGGTCCTCCAAAGTTTAAAGACATCGAAATATACGAAACGGGTCCAGCCAGCCAGCCGAATAAATTTGAAATGGCTGTCTCCGCATCATTTCTTAGAGTTGGAACCGGTTCCGCCATGCCGGGGACAGGAAGTGCCATGGCCGGTGATGGCCACGGTGCAGTTGGGCACACTTTGTTAATATCCTCGTCATACGGTATATCATTGTCTTGCTCAATTAATTTCCCATCGGCTAGATTGCGCTATAAGGGAACCGATAATGTTATGTCCGACCAGACTAAAGCATACTTTGGTATCGATACAACTAGGCAAACAACCGCTACCACCCCACAAGCTGGAATATTTGATACACACAGATTGCTTTATGCAGGATTGGGCAACACAAACAACGTGCCATCTGATCCAACATCAACAGCGATTACAGGAATAAGTGGCTATTCTTACATATTCACGATGGATAATTTGACCATTACCGGCAGCACTTATACTTATCTCTCTGCCTCTAGAACTTCAAATGAAAGTGTTTCCGCAGTCAGCGGCTATACTGCACTTCTCGACGCAGATATCAATAAGTTTACTGCTCCATTCTGGGGTGGATTCGATGGATTTGATATAACAAAACCAGATCCGCTATATAACGGAGTCATGACCTCCACTAGCACAGAAGATGATAGTTACGCTTTCCACACATATACAAGGGCGATTCAAACTGTTTCGGATCCGGAATATATTAATATGAACTTGTTATCCATTCCTGGCTTGACGAATACGGCATTAACTTCTCTCATGATTGAAACCTGCGCAGAAAGAGCAGATGCTCTGGCATTAATTGATCTTCCGGATGTTTATAGACCTTCTCACGAACAATATTATGCTGACAAAACTAGTAGAATTGGAACAACTCCAATTGCAGCGGCAAATGCTCTTAAGCTGCGTAGAGTTGACTCCAGTTACGGTGCAACATTCTACCCATGGGTTAAGACGGTCGATGCGAATACCAGTCAGTTAGTCTGGATTCCACCAACAGTTGCCATGATGGGTGTTTTGGCATCCTCAGAGCGTACCTCCGAAATTTGGTTTGCTCCAGCCGGCTTTAACAGAGGTGGTTTGACAGACGGCGCTGCTGGAATTCCAATTACACAGGTTAGTGAACGCTTAAGCTCTAAGGATCGTGACACTCTTTATGAGGCTCGCATCAACCCAATCGCCTCGTTCCCATCTGAAGGAATTGTTGTCTTCGGACAGAAGACTTTGCAGGAGCGTCCATCAGCACTTGACAGAATTAATGTCAGAAGGCTTGTTATCTTCTTGAAGAAGCAGATTTCTATCCTCTCTACACAGGTTCTGTTTGAGCAAAATGTTGAAGCGACTTGGAACAATTTTAGAGCACTTATTAGACCGCTTCTTGCGAGTGTTCAGACAAGACTTGGTATCACAGATTACAAATTAATCTTGGACTCCACAACCACTACCCCAGATCTAATTGATCAAAATATTCTCTACGCTAAAATTATGGTTAAACCAGCAAGAGCCATTGAATATATCGCAATTGACTTTGTTATTGCATCAAGTGGGGCTTCTTTCGATGATTAAAAATAAAATCGTCAACTATATAATAACAGTACAGGAGATTATTTAACATGGCCACTTTTTGGACTACAGATTACAATGGCTCGGGGGTCACAAACCCTAAAAGAGCATTTAGGTTTAAGATAACTGTTGGCGCTTTCAGTGATACTGCGATTGGTTCGGATTTGGGCACAAACGTTGTTTTCTGGGCTAAGACTGCTGATAAGCCTACTTATACTCTAGGTGAGACAACTCATAATTATTTAAACCATACGTTTAAATTCCCCGGCAGAGTAACTTGGAATGATATCAGCATCACCATGGTTGATCCCGGCGGAGAGAAAGGTGTCGCTTTCGCATTAACGAAAATTCTGAATGAAAGTGGATATGTGGTGCCAACTGATGCTTCTCAATTCCAGACAATCTCTAAAACAAAAGCGGTTGGTGGATTGGGCGAGGTGCTTTGTCAGCAATTGGATGATGAAGGAAATGTTCAGGAATCTTGGACGTTAAACAACTCTTTCATTAGCGAAGTTAATTTTGGAACTCTAGATTATGGTTCAGAGGATTTGACCGAATATAGCATGACTATCAGATATGATTGGGCTACCTACAATGAAGGAATGGGCAGCGAAGTCAGCTATAAAGCCACAAGTTAATTTTTGAGAGGTGAGAATTGAGTAGAAAAAATAGTGACCGTATGGGCGGGCATAGACAATCGAATGCTATGCCACCATCGAGTCCAACGCAACAAGCAGGGGCATTTTCTTTTGTCGTGCCTACTGACTTTGTAGATTTACCATCAAAGGGCGCATATTATCCTGCAAATCACCCTTTGTATAATAAGGATGTGTTAGAAATAAAGCACATGACGGCAAAAGAAGAGGATATCTTAACTTCGAAGGTTCTTTTAAAGAAAGGTATTGCTATCGATAGGGTTATTGCAAATGTTATTGTCGATAAATCAATTGATCCTAATTCCCTTTTGGTTGGAGACAGAAATGCAATTGTTATTGCATTGCGAGCAGCCAGTTACGGTAGTCGATATGAAACAAAGGTTGTTTGTCCGGCATGCCAAACTAAAGTTGAATTTGCTTTTGATTTAGAAGAAAGCAATGTTTATAGTGGAGAGGATACATCAGCAATTGATATTGCCAGAAATGAAGATAGTACCTTTGATGTAGAACTTCCGGCGACAAAGATAATGGCAACGTTTAGGCTTCTAACCGGTCGNGACGAAAAAACTTATCTAAGCAATCTAGAGCAGGATAAGAAAAGTAAAGCCGGGGAAAAGGCAGTCACCCGCCAGCTAATGACCATGCTGGTTGCAGCCAACGGTGACGATAGAATTGAGACTAGAAGGTATGTTGCACAAAACCTTCCATCGAAGGATTCACGTCATTTAAGATTGGCATATAAACTTGTTAATCCAAATATCGACTTAACACAAGATTTTGAGTGCAGTTCTTGCGGCTTTGAGGAGCCAATGGAGGTTCCGCTTGGTGCGGACTTTTTTTGGCCTGACCGATGAGTATATGCAAAATGTTTATGAACAATTTTTCTTTTTGCAATATTCAGGCGGGTGGAGTCTAACGGAAGCGTATAATCTTCCTGTAGGTTTAAGAAAATGGTTTGTTGAGAGATTAGTGAAGCAACTTGAAGACGAAAAGAAGGCAATAGAAGAATCGTCGAAAGGCGGCAAGAAAAGCCAAACTTTAAACAAATTCAATCAACCGAAGATAGGGTAGTATAAGGCTGTTTATTCAGCCTTTTTTGTTTTGTCACTATTTAATGTGTAGAGGGTGCCTTTATGAACGGTGAAGAATTAGATCCAGCGCTGGTGGATGCCATTACGGCAGCTTTAAAAGCACAAAACAAGGAAAAAGAGAAATCCAATGTTCTTAATGCTGTAGCTGTTCAAAATGCAAAAGAAAATCTAGATCTTCAGCAGTCCCTCTTCGATGCTGCGGAGGCCCAGAACGACACTACCGAGAACACACTAAAGCTGAAAAAACAAGAACTTGAAGCCGCCGAAAAATATTATAATAAAGTTATAAAAGCCCAAAAAGACCTTAACAAGCTTGCCGACAACGCACCTGACGTTCTAAAAGGCATTTTTTCCGGAGATGCTTCTGGACAGGCATCAAAAGGTCTTAATTCTTTAGGAAGTGCAATAGAGAAGAAATTAACAAAGAATATGAAATCTGCATTTCAATCCGCAGACACTTTTGGCAAAGGATTAAAAGCCGCTGCCGGCCCTGCAGCAGCCCTAGCGATTGTACTGCTTGCCGCAGAAATGTTAAAGCTCGCTATACAAATAGGTAACGCCGAAAACGCCTTTATGAAAGTTACTGGCGCTAACCGGGAATTTGCGCGCAGTGTATCAAATTCGTATGGAGAAACTCGTAAATTTGGAGGGTCCGTTGACGATGTTAATAAATCAATGCAATCATTATATACCGGGTTCACTGATTTTACTTTTCAAGATGCTAAAACCAGAGAAAGCTTAACAAACACCGCAACAGTTTTAGAAAAATTAGGAGTTTCAAACCAAGATTTCGCGACCAGCATTCAAACTTTGACAAAAGCAATGGGAATGAGCGTCGATGCCGCTGGACAACAAATGCTGAATCTTGAAAAGTTTGCTGAAGAATTAGGAGTCGCCCCAAGTAAACTAGCATCCGATTTCGCAGGTGCCGGCAACATGTTGGCAAAAATGGGAGATCAGGGTGTGGGTGCGTTTAAAGANCTTCAGATAGCCTCAAAGATTACTGGTCTTGAAATGCAGAAAATCCTCAATATTGTCGATAATTTTGACACGTTTGAGGGTGCAGCAGCGCAAGCAGGTAAATTAAATGCAGCATTGGGCGGCAACTTTGTTAATGCAATGGATCTGATGATGGAAACTGATCCTGCCGAAAGATTTGGCATGATTCGTGATTCTATATTAGATGCTGGCTTATCATTTGACGAGATGAGCTATTATCAGAAAAACTTTTATAAAGAAGCCTTGGG